AGTTAAGTTAGTTACAATCGGCATTATGAATACTCCCAAGCATTTCTAAAAGTTCTATCACCAGGGATGTCAGCTACATCGACAATCTGATACTCCTTGCCAGTAGGTACATCCTTCTCTGCGATTTGTTCTATTGTTAATCCACAATTAGGAGCAGGTACTATGACTGCAACTCCTCCGTCATCTGTTGGATATATAATTCTTTTATCCATTATTGCTCCTTATCTAAAAATTACTACATGAACTTCGCCAGAATCATAATAGTTTACAAAATCATTAACTGTTCTAATTTGCAAAGCAGTTGTTGTTTTAGTGTTGTCCTGATCGTATACAACTGCTCTTGCAGCACCATCTCCAGCTTTGTGACCTTGCATACTAGCTAAAGCGTAATTTGCATCTGCTAAAGCATTAGTAAAATTAATAGTGTAATTTGCTGTTCCGTTATCAGTAATACTATTTACATTAAATGATTCTCTAATTGCTACAGTACCAGTACCATCAAAGTTAACCCACGCCTTTGCAGATCCGTTAATCACATTAGTGACCGCAGTAGACTCTGTGTCTAACTCGTCAGCTATTGTTGTTGTCTTTACTTTTCCTGTTTTAAGTGTACTCATTTGGTTTACCTAAAGACTATTACATTGCAAGTAAAAGCATCAGTAGCAGTTCCACCTTCATCTACAAACACTGTTCTTAAATAAGTTGTCTCTACTTGACTTGAAATACGCCCGAATGAATTACCGCCTCCAGTACTTTCTCTAGCTCCAAAACTTACGGCATAGTTTGTATCAGTCATTGCATTAGTAAAATTAACTGTATAAATGCCAGTGCCGTTATCAGTAACACTAGTTACATTCCCAGATTCTCTAATAGTACAACTACCTCCTGTATTTGTAGTACCATCAAAGTTAACCCACGCCTTAGCTGTATAGACTTCTACGTTGCTGGTGTTCTTGATTGTGTCTACCTTAATTGTACTCATGGCTTAGGATTCTCCGTCTTAACAGCAGCAATAGCATCCTTCCAAGTAGTTGTACCATTTACACTATCCCAGTACTGCATATCGAGTTGATCTTGTATTGATGGATAAGCTGCTGCTCGTAACTCTTGATATGCTTTAGAATCCATTAACGCTTGTGCAGCATCCATGTCATATTCAACAACGTTATCATTTGCGTCATAACCTACTCTGTCAATGAGTTTAACAATAGAAGGATTTAATTGAAGAATAGCCTCTTGAATAATCATTGTGCTATCTCCATTAAAGTTATCATTGATGGCGCATTGTTTACTTGAAGAATATAATATGCAGAGTTTTCTGCATTCTTACACGTTGTTTTATAAGTAACAGCAGAAGTAGTTGAAGGAGAATCGTACCATTGAAAAGATGTACTATGCCTTAAATAAGAAGCTGTTGCTGTATAACCACCGCCATCCATAATAATATCTATTTCTGTGGAATCTCGATACAATCTAAATTGTCCTCTATTACCACTATTTGCATTACCTTTTTGATTAGTTGGATGATTCACTAAAATCAAAATTTTACTAGAAGTGCTAGAAGGAGTAATCGTTGCAGTTAACGTAGTATCTGTTTCTGTATTATTGTTTAACGTAACTTCTGTTGTTGTCGTAGCATGAACAACTTGCAACACTCTGTTGTTAGTAGTGCCAGCAGTGTTAGCAATCGTGTCTACTCTTAACGTACTCATAAGATCACCCAGTTCCCACCGCTTGTCACAGTTACTGTAACGCCAGTGCTAATCTCTATGTCACCTATGCTTGCAGCATTCTTAGTGGCAGCAATAGTGTAGTCTGCATCTATGCTTTGATCGTTCTCTATAAAGTTAGGAAACTGTATTCCTGTAGTTCCATTAATTACAACTGCCATATATTCACCTATGCGGCTAATTTAGTCCAAGTCTCGGAGTTTGTAGATTGCTTTGACCATGTCTCTGTATTTGCAGTTTGCTTAGTCCAAGACTCTACGTTGATTACTGAATCTTCCCATTTCTTTCTTGCCGATGCGGTAAATCCTGCAACAGCGCTAACCGCTGCCGCCCCTGATTTAATTGCATTTCCATTTGCGCTAACAGTAGATACGGCGTTTATTGTTGCTGATCCGACCAATAACGTAACCGCATTTGCGGCAACGCTTGACGAGGCGGATATTGTAGCCCCAGACGATTGCACTCTATTAGCCGTAGCAGCAACAGTAGACGTTGCCGTTATTGTTGCCGTGTTATCGCGATCTCTTATGTAAACAATCGACGTAACCGATGCGCCAGCAGATAACGAGTCAGACTCGCGAACTCTTGTGCCGCTCGATGTTACTGTCGCAGCACTTGCAATCGCAGACGCGGCGTCAACGACCGTTACAGCGTTTGCAGTGACGCTCGAGGCAGCAGTTACCGTTGCTGCGGCGTCAACAAAGTTAATTGCGCCTTCAGCGGAAAACGGTTGTTCACTAAATGCGTTTATGCCAAACAATTAAACAACTTTCCAGCTAGATCCTGACGGCACAGTGACGCTAACGCCAGAATTTACAGTTAATGGGCCAGCAGATATTGCGTTGTTTCCACTGGTAATCGTGTAATTTGATGCAATCGTATGCGTATGCTCAAATATGGCGCCAGAGATAATGCCGCCAACAGACGTTAAGTCTGCCGGAACGTTTACATCATCATTTGAATCGGCGTATATCGACTTTTCTGCAGGATAAGTAACAAATACATCCTTAGCCCCAGATCCAAGATTTAACGCACTGCCAGAGTTTGACGACTCTAATATCGTTGTGCGACTTAAAGTCGTGCCAGAGGCCGTGTAAGTACCTAGCCCAACCTCGTAGTCGTTGCCTGACACAATTGCATAGTATGTCGTGTTGCCATCGCCAACGGCGGCAAAAGACTGAAAGCCGTCTGCAGCGCCGTCAAGCGTTAACGTGCCAGTCCCAGTCGTTGTACTTGTTTCCTTGACTCGATCTTTTACAACTAGAGCCATATCAGTCCTTAATCAAGCGTTATGTCTAAATCCCCGGCTGGCACTCGAAAAACATCACCAGACTCAATTGCTTTTGATGTAGAAAGTGCCGCATAACAAAGCAAATTGCCAGAAGTTGATGCATCAAACACGCCAACGTGAGTAACTGTGCCATAGCTACCAGTAGCAGTTGGAAATTCAATTGATGCAGAGTTTGTTGCCTCGTTGCCAGATACCGTAAATGCGGCAGTTTGTCTAAGATATCCTGATCCAGACACCTCTGTTCCGCCGCCAGCCTCGCCGGGCGCACTAGTAAACAACGCCAAATATAATGTTGACGGCGCAGTGTACGCGCTGTTTGTAAAGACATGATCTAACAGCTCAGTCTCTAAATAATTTGAAAAGCTCATCCTAATCCTCTCACTTTAAGTTTTAATCCAGATCCAGAATGTCTAGATCGGTCTGATGATTCGTTTAATCTTGCAACTGCTGCCGCATATAACTGCGCCCAAACTGTGATCCGTGCATCTTCCTGCAAGTATGGCGCAGAATGCATCAACGATCCATATAAATATACATCTGGTGCTTCGTCTAGCAGCCAGTTGTCACTGTTTGACGCCAAATCAGGTACTTTAGCAAAATACAACAGCTCCAACGTGTAGTCCGCATCTGGCGTCGGATAGAAGTTAAACTGCCCATCTGCATGAGTGTAATACTCAGGCCGACCAGCCATATCCTCAGCGCCAGCACGTTTATCCGCCATAGCGTCTCGAGATATCAAATTAACAACGGTTGTGCCAGTGCCTTGTATGCTCATACGGATCGTCTCCATCCAATCGGCTGGCACTTGCGAGTATTGATCACCGGCATCTATCGTTGCAGTTGATCGAGTCTCCATCTTGTAGTGCCGAATATCGCGATTGATCTGCGACTCTGCCAGCTGAATGAACGTCGGTATAACTGCCGTTAGATCGCTGCGATTAAGGTAATCGGCGACTGTCGATTGCAGTGTGCTGTAGTTTGTTATTGTCATGGCGTCATCCCTAGTAATCCTTTATCTTTGATTGCGTACTCAAACGGTATGCCAGCATCAAAAAGTATTTGTTGATAGTAATTGCTTGTCTCGTACGGCGCATTCTCTATGCCTTTTTTTGTTAGATTGCCTTGGCCCCAATTGTATGCGGCGAGCGTATCTCTCCAGTCTGGAAACTTATCATTTAAGTTTCTCAAGTAATGTGCCGCACCAAATATCGATGACGTTGGATCCATTGGGTCAACGCCACCAGTCTCACTTACTGACGCCGCAGTCCTTGGCATAAACTGTGCGATGCCTTGCGCTCCAGCCCTTGACGATCTTTTGCCAGATACAATCTCGGGATCAAATTTGCTTTCCTGATACAGCAATCTAGTCAACAAAGCCTCGGGAATGTTGTACTGCTGCGCAGCCTGCTGAATCGTTGGCTTGTACTTTTCGTACTCATCCTGATTAAATGGCGGCGACCAATCGGTAGCGCCTGCGGCAGTGCCTAGTACGCTAGTCAATAGACCGGCAACATCGCCTTTAAAATCTCTGGCAACATCTTTAGCGCCTTCTTTAAATTTATCGAGTAAGCCAGCCATAGTTAATATTGATTTAATAATCCTAATCTCTCAAGCTGTCGTAAAGTATCCTCAGTAAATCGGCCTCCGACCATGTTTAAGTTTAAAG